TCTCAAGCAGACCGAGATCATCTTCGACAACTCCGGTCTCATGGAGAGCACGAAGTCGGTATACGAATCCGAAGGCGCTCCGGCACGATTGCGAGTGATCAAGAAGCTCAACAAGCTCAATCCCGACGGTTCGTGGACCACTCAGTACGACCAGATCACGAGGGTGCCATGACGGAATTGTCGGCGACGCCGTGCCGCGTAGCACAGGAGAAGGGCATATGACCGCATCGGAAGAATTTCAGGCAAAGTACGTGCTGATCGCGAAGACAGCTCACTCTGCGAACCGCACTCTTCAAGAGCTCCTGCTCGAGTGGCTTTCTCCCGAGTGGGAATTCCTTGACGAGTGTGCTCAGGAGTCCCGCATTGACGCAGTGATCTTTGTGGAGGCGAATCCCGGAGCCACTCCCGAGGACATGCACAAGCGATGGCTTCGAGCGCAGAGCGAGCAGGGATGGACGTACGGCGAGATCTATGACCTGTCCCATATGAAGCATCCGGATATGATCCCATTCGAGCACCTGCCCGTGATGGCTGAGTTCAAGAGCAAGCTTTTCCTTTCCATCGTACGACCGCTATTGCAGCGAGAACTCCATTCACTGATCCAGAGCGATCAGGGCGTGGCCCCCGAAGATGTCCGCAGCGCATGATATACTGAACGACCCGCTTGCCATCAAGGCAGAACTCTCAAAGCAGAGTCTCCGCCATTTCGTCAAGCAATTCTGGCATGTCAACGAACCTGCCACGAAGTACATCAGCAACTGGCATATCGATGCTAAGTGCGAACATCTTGAAGCCGCGATCAATGGAGAAATCACCCGTCTAGTAATTAACGAACCACCCAGAATGAGCAAGTCGACCGCATCAACCGTGATGGCTCCGGTGTGGTCTTGGATCAAGAGGCCGTCCCTTCGGTGGCTCTGCGGGAGTTATGTTCAGACACTCTCCACCAGAGACGCGCGACATAGCAGGCTGATCCTCGAGAGCGATTATTTCTCGTTGATGCAGGGTTACTGGGGGACAAACATACAATTCGCGTCCGACCAAAACCAGAAGCAGAGATACGAGAATCAGGACTCGGGTTATCGGCTAGCGATCGCAACCGAAGGGTCGGCCACTGGAGAGGGCGGGGATCACATCATCTTCGATGATCCCCACAACGTTCAGGACGGGGAGAGCGATACAGAGCGCAAGAAGACGCTGAAGTATTGTCGCGAGACACTGCCTTCGCGTCTAAACAACAGGCGGACCGGCGCAATCATTTACGTCATGCAGAGGGTTCACCATGACGACGCAACGAACGAAGCCATCGTGGAGATGGGATATGAGCATCTGAATCTTGCGATGGAGTACGACCCGCGATGCATCGTAGACTTCGCGCATAAGTGCTCGCTCACCGTCATCTCGGGAACGGGATCGCAGAAGCAGACAGTCAACGAAGGGACCTCGATCGGGTTCAAGGACCCGCGCACCACAGAAGGCGAACCTCTATGTCCCGAGCGATTTGACACTGAGGACTGCAGACAGCTCGAGAAGGAGATGGGCTCATACGCATACCGAGCTCAGTGTCAGCAGCAACCGACGGCGCGTGAAGGTGGGATGTTCAAGAAGGAGAGCTTCGACATCGTCGATGTCATTCCTTCACCGATCAAGAAGATCCATCGTGGATGGGACAAGGCGGGGACGAAGAACGGCGGAGCGCGTTCAGCAGGCGTCCAGATGGCGGAGCTTGTGAATGGGATGCTCTGCGTGATGGACTGCAATAAGTTCCAGAAGGAAGCTCCGGAACGCGAGAAACGGATTAAGAAGCAGGCGATAATCGATGGCGTTGAATGCAAGATCAGCATTGAGCAGGAGCCCGGGTCTGGTGGAAAGGAATCAGCGCAGGCGACCGTCACGAATCTCCGAGGCTTTAGCGTTAAAGTTGATCGGGTTACAGGCGATAAGGTTGTTCGTGCTGAACCTTGGGCGACGGCTGTTGAGAATGGGGACGTGATACTCTTGCGAGGAGCATGGAACAAGGAGTATGTCGATGAGCACACGCAGTTCCCGAACGGCAAGTTCAAAGATCAAGTAGATGCCTCGAGTCAGACGTTCACGTTCCTGAACAACATGAAACAGGCCAACGTATGAATCGCGATGACATGAGTGGCATGATTGTCACTAGACTGTTTGATTCATGCCTGGGGGATGCGAATGATTTTCTGCATAGCGAGGTAATTGAATCGGCGGGAATGCATTCGCTGACGTATGTGGTTTCGATTGATAAATTTCCAGCCGGACTCGCATTCCTCTGGATCATGCACGCTGATAACGAGGCATTCACCGAGAACAATGAGCTAGTACCTGCGAATCAGATGGTCAATTGTTCATACGGGCTCGTCAATCTTACTGCCGCTGGCGAAGGCAAGATCTTCCTCATCGGGATCACTAGCACGAAAACATGGCATCGCGTGTCGATGCAATATGCGAATGATACGGATGACAACAACGAAATCCCCATCGTCGCAATCTCGCGGGGATCACGCCAGCCTTCGGGTCAATACGATACGCCGAGTTGACAACGTGGAAATTTCTGACCGATTCATGTACTATGAGGCCACGCCAGAAGGCGCGGAACGCAAGCGAAAAGTGACCATGATGTTCGTGGAGCTCGCCGAGAAGCTGGACGAGATAGTGCCACAGGGTCGAGAGAAGTCGCTCATGCTGACGAATCTTGAGCAGGCGGCTTACTTCGCGAAGGCTGGTCTTGGAAGGGATCTGGAGACACGATGAATCGAAGTCTGACAAGCGAGGAGGTTCGTGATCGCGTAAGCTATCATGCGCCCAGTGAAGAAGGCATTGAGCGCCATGCGCGTCTGTCGAGTGAATTCTCTCGTCTGATCGAGACGGTTGACGGGATGTGTCTGAGTGGCCGGGAGAAGAGTCTCGCTATTACGAAGCTCGAAGAAGCGAAGATGTGGGCTTCCGCATCTGTCGCAAGGAACCCCGAGACACGATGACTGCACTTCTATGGGGAGGGTTGATGCTCGTTTTTCTCATGTCGGTCCCGAGTCTCGTGCATCTATGGCGGCGCGAACCGCTCGACAAGATGCTGCGTGAAATGCGACCATCACGCCCCGAAGCGGAAGAGGAATGGCTGACCAATGACCTTGCTTGACCGCATAATCGGAGTACCTCCAGCAATCGACATGGAGGCTGTCGGCCGAAGCATCTACGAGTACACCGACTCGGAAGTGGAGGCTGAGGAGACGAAGTCGTACGCTCCATTCGAAGTCCCGCTCGCGCAATCGACGTCGGACTTCATCAAGTACGGATACACCGATGCGCAGAGTGCCTCGGCTGCGATGGGACTCTACGATCAGAGCTCGTTTGTCAGCATCCCCATCAACAAGGTTTCGAAGCCGTTCAGCACGATCCAGCCAGTGCTCTGGAACATGCGAACGAAGGAAGCAACGAACGATCATAAGGTGCTGGACCTCTTGCGAAGTCCCTGCGCCGGATTCACACAGGAGCTCTTTTTCAAGACTCTCGCGAACCACTTCCTCATCACCGGTGAGGCGGACATCGTAGCTGCCGGGACCGTCACGCGTCCTCCGCTCGAGATCACGCCGGTCAGTCCGGCAGATGTCTCTCCGGTCGAAGGCGAGGATGGGCTTCCGGCGCTGCATCAGGTTAGCGGGATGTACTACAACGGAGTCTATAAGGCCGAGATCGTTGACCGCAATCTACGATTCTTTGACGAGGGGATCAACGAGTTCTACATGATCCGCGACTACTCCACGAACCGAGGCTCTCGCATTCGTGGTCAGTCATTGCTGAAGTCTGCGTCCAGGGATGTGCGACAAGCGGTCCTTGGAACCGAGCACAACGTCTCAATGCTGGAGAAGGGTGGGCGACTCTCCCTGATCTTTAACTTTGAGACGGACATGAGCCCCGACGATTATCGGGAAACGAAGAAGCGCATTCTCGCTCAGTATGGTGGAGCTTCAAAGGCTGGGCAAATCGGAGTCACGAACGGCGAGAAGCTCAAACTCGTTAACATGGGCTCCACGAATGTGGAGATGGACTACGCAAATCTTACGGAGCAGATCAAGCAGACGCTTGCTCTCCTCTACGATGTACCTCTGCCGCTGGTTTCGCTTTCAGCGAGTACGATGAACAACTACGAGATCGCAAATCTTGCGCTGTGGGACGACGCGGTTCTTCCCCTTGCTCGAGTGATCCTCGGTGGTCTCAGCGAGCTTCTGCTTCCTCGATACGGAATGGATCTGGGCGAGTGGCGGTTGGTCGTGGACAGGGAGCAGATCACGGCACTGATGATGCGGACGCTCGAGGAGCTGAAGTCACGGAGTGCGATTGGCATTGAGACACGCGACGAGATGCGAGCAGTTCTTGGTCGTGAGCGAACCGCCGGAGGGAATCAGTTCTACGTGAACAGCACGATGATCCCCGACGGAACCGATCTCACCGATGAAGATGGTGAGATGTTTGATGAAAGCGGCACTTCCCCGATCCCCCAGGAGAATGAACCCGAAGAGACCGAACCCTCCCGTCTCGCACCGGAAATTGCAGCGAGCATTGCGGCAATCTCCAGAGATGTTTCCGATGGCACGATGGATCGGGATGGCGCTGCAAAATTGATCGCCCTGTTTTCCGATCTGTCGGAAGAAGAGGCGTTGGAGATTCTTGGCGAAGAGCCGGAGGAGCCTAAGGCTCCGCCGACGATCCCGCCAAAGCCCACAGAAACTGAAGAGGAAGAGGAGCTGGACGAATGACCTCGCCGCTAGGAAAACTTAACCGCGTCTACGTCGGGACGTATAGTGGTGCCGGTGGAGCCACAACGATCTCTGGCGTAGAAGTCTATGCGCATCCCGATGGTCGTGGCGTCCTTATCAAGGAGCTCATGGTCGCGTCGACAGGGATGGGGTGTCGCGTTTCGGCATCCAGGCTGCTCGAAGACGATCTATTCGTGACAGTCCCGAGTGTCATCTCGGATCCGGTTGGTGGATTGACCACGGTCGTCACCAGCGGGACGATCCCCACTGCTTCGTTGATCTGGGCTCAAGTGCCGGACTTCATGATCAGCAATAATCAAGCCCGCTCTGCGATGGGCCTTGACATGTATGTGCCTCCCGGCTACTACTGGACGTGTATGCAACCGATCCCAAATGACGCTGCGGACTACAGCATCGTGTTCGACGAGATTATGCCATGAAGTTTGAACCCTTCGGAAGACGAGTTCGATATCATATGTCGATCCAGAACGTCGGCGTTTCTGGTGACGTTTCTGCCGTCGAAATCTACGCACATCCGGACGGGAAGGGAGTGATGGTCCAGCTCTGTGCTCCTTCGGCAAGCGGTCCGGGCTTCAGGATGTCTGCCACGCAGATCTTGGACAAGGCTATCACGGAGCTTACTCCGTCTAGTCTCGGTTCGGATCCGGATCATACACGATTGACGGTCGTGAACGAAGGATATCTTGATCTTGCTGCGGACGTCGCCCAGCAGCCTGACTACATGATCACGCAGAACCAGGCGAAGTATCGTACTCCGCTGGGGATATTCGTCCCCGCGGGGTACTACTTCGCAATGATCTCGCCCAATACCGGAAGTTACATTTGGGCTGAACTTATCTTTGACGAGCTACTTTAATGAATGGGCGTGCGCAATCAGACACGATCGGACGTCAGGAGGAAGCATGAGCTAGAGCGAAAGCTCCTGCAAGAACTGCAGAAACTGCATCGCAAGATAGTGCGGTCATTCACGGTCTTCTGGAGCAAGAACTCTGCTGAGATAAACATCACTGGCATCGATGATCTACAGCCGATCCTTCTCCGACACTATCAGCGAGTCGGGATTGTTTTCAAGGGCGATCTAGACAAGAGACTCGCTGATGATGTCAGGAAGACGAAGGAAGAGAGCGCGACAGCGCGCCGAACACGAACGTTTCACTATACTGCTCGATCACGAGAGCAGGCTCAAAGGATCCTGCGGACCACACAGAAGAACATATCGGAAAGCGTCAAGCTCGCATACAAGAAGGATCCAATCGCGAGCGCAGACAGCGTCGGACCGATCGCAGCGGCACATCTGAGAAGGCTGCTGGAATACAGAGCAAGGCTGATCGCCACGTTTGAGACACAGTGGTCGGCAGAGACAGCGAAGCTGATTGAAGCTACGATCCTCCTCGGTGGGGCGACGAAGCTTGAGATTAAGGCGGCAAACGATGAGCGCGAAATCAAAATCTGGGACTCTCTCGGAGACAGCCGAGTTAGAACTGGCGAGTTTAATCACCTCTCAGCGGACGGGCAAGCACGACTCCCCGACGCGCCCTTCGAGGTCTCTGGAGAACTTCTGCTCTTCCCTGGTGACACGTCACTTGGGGCCTCGCAAGGAAACGTTCAGCGATGCCGTTGTGGAGCCTACTACGATCATATCGCCGTGGGAAAGATACGGAAGGGTACAGTAGATCGGAGGGATCTGAGTGCGGAGATTCTGCCCGGACAGCAGAGGGTTGAGATTGCAGATTTCTTTGGTCCAGCTGGACACGAGATGTTTGCTCCACGACTGCTTCCGGGAGATGCTCCTGCGGTAGCCGATCTTGAAGGTAAGATCATTGAGAAGCAACTGCGCCTCGAACGATTTGAAAAGAATCTGGCGAAGGAGCTTGCGAAGGGAACGAGTGACCCAGCGAAGGTTGCTCAGTTTGAGAAGCGGATCGGAGAAATCAAGCGCAGGACCGAAAAGCTAGTCGTTCGCCACCCGGAAGATTCGTTTATCATCCAGGGACGTGAATTCGGGGCGGTCAAGAGAGTGAAACCGCCACCGAAGCCACAGAAGGTAATGAAGGCTCCCAAGGCGCTCAAGCCGAAGAAGACAAGGCCGCCGAAGAAGGGCAAGAAGGCGAACAAGTTTGATGGACATGACAAGAAGCTCGGTGCGCTCGATGACATAACGGTGATGCCGAGCGCAGAGGCAACGGCGGCGGAATGGGAAGCAGCGAAGTGGGAGGCAGCGGGACTCTCGAATGAAAGGGCGCTTCTTGACAATGCGCTGATTCGGGCGGCGGAGCTCGGAGATAGGAAGGCGCAGGAGATGGCGAGCAAGCGATTCATACGCGCGCCGAACAAGGAGTGGAAGTTCAACAACTTTGAGCTCGACGCCCAGACGGCGATCAGCGCGGCTAAGAAGGAGATGCTAGACGAGGGGCTTGATCTTCGAAAGCTTTCTGGGGATCTCAAGGCTGGGCGTGCAAACGCTTTCGACTTGGAGGACATGCGATTCAAGATTCGGGAGCGATTGCAGGCTCTAAATTACGAGAACGACGTTAAGACGACCGCGATCGCTGGGAAGATTTCGAAGGGACTGCCGAAGACTAATTTGACGAGTGGCGCGGATTCAACGATAAAGCGCGTCAACAAGGTAATGCGCGAATCCGTTGACGATGGTACTCTCGCAGGCAATTTGATCACCGAGGAACACGCCACGATCAACTTCGGAGTGAAGCGCGGCGAGAGAGCATATGCTTCAGGAGGGCATGGTCGGGCAAATCAGATCGTTCTTGGCGAGCGAGAGGACATCGGCACCATCGCGCATGAATTCGCCCATCACATTGAGTTCCGCAATCCTCTCGTTGAGAAACGAGTCAACGGATGGCGAAACCGCAGGATTGCGCAGGCGAAGAAGCGGGGCGAGGTTAAGACTACGATCTACAAGAACACGGACGAGATGGGATGGGAGGACGGCTTCTATAACCATTACGTCGGCAAGATATACAATCATGACTCTGGCGAGGTCCTTAGCATGGGGTATCAGACGCTGTTCGATGCGAAATCGTTCGCGCAGCTCATCAAGAAAGACCCGGAGCACATGGAGTTGGTCTGGTCAATTGCGCGGGGCGGATGATGGCAACATTCTTGATCGAGTTGGAGCGAGAGGGCCATACACTAGGCGAGATCATCTTTGAGACCATCGGAAAAGTCAGCAATGCGGTTGGGGAGATCAAAGAAATTTCGATCCCGGGAGATCCCGGGCTAAAGAGCCTATTGAACTTGCACTTCACGACGAATCCAGAGGCGATAGCAATCACTGGCGGCAAGACTCCGACCGAGGTCGGCGAGTACGGAGAAGGGATTGGCGCAGTGCTTGAGCTCCTTGCACAGGAACAGGACTTTGAATATGACCCGAAACAGATTCCATCGCCTCGTGTTCATGGCGATATACGTTAGGAATTCACATGCTTGAGTACAAATTCGCAGCGGATGGCGTCCAACGACTCGCCGAGAACGAGAGCAACGGCGTCCCGGTAGGGATCGTTGAAGGCTATCTCGCGACGTGGCAGCCCGACGTCCAGAATGGTCGCTATGGAAAGCGTGATCGCTTCCGCAAAGGGGCTTTCGCCGCCGCGCTCATGGAGCATAAGCGTCGCGTGACCCATCTCGGAGAGGGACGGGGCGTTCCACTGCGGGATGAGCATGGACGCACATGCGGAACCTTCCCCATCAAGCACTTGAAGGAAGACTCTGTCGGTCTGTGGGGTCGCGGCGAGATCAATCTAGTGAGTCAGCAGGGGCGTGAGCTCTATGCGATGGCTCAGCAAGGTGTGAAGACTGACTTTTCAATCGGCTTCCAGGCCGTCAAGGACGACAGATTCGGACAGTTCAGGGACATCATTACGGCCAATATCGGTGAGGCGAGTCTCGTTGACGAGCCCAAGAATCGCGGTTCACGAATCACAGAGGTGAAAAACATGAGTCCACACTCGTTCGTTGAGCTCGATCTCGCCCCGAACACCTACGAATGCAAGAGCGCCGAGGCGCGAACGCGGATCGATGATCTCCCGTTCGGACAGGGAAATGGATCTCATGCGTTCCTGTGCGGCAACACCGATTTCCTTATCGGCGACGTCATCGAAGGCTCGCTTGTCGCGGTTCCTCAGCTGATCCGCGAGGCGGTGCTGGAGATCAAGTCGCTGGACACGACACCACAGGTAGAAGAGCTCAAGACGCAGCTCGAACGATATCTTTCTCGAATGGGTGAGGGCGCGCCGTTCGAGGGAAAGCATTACGTTGATCTGAACGAGGTGAAGAGCTGGTCAGTGGATGATCTCGAAGCTCACCTCGTCGCAAGTGGGCTATTCAGCAAAGCAGCGGCCAGTCACGTCGTGGGAATTCCCGAGACGAAGACTGCCGCGTTGGATGATGAAGCGATGCAAGAGCTTGAGAAGCGCTTGTCCGAGTGGACCAGCCAAGCTTAGGGCAGGAATCTGACCTAGAAACCTAACGCACGAAAAGACAAGGAAGATCAAATGGACGCATTGGAAGTGGGTCAGGCATTCGATGAGATGAAGAAGGACATCATCGCCGGCACGATGACCCCGGAAAAGCAGAAGAAGATCGACGTGGTCCTGGACGCCTGGGAAGAGAAGTCTGC